CTCAATCGTGCTTGCAACTGCAAGGGTGCGCGATGGCCGGAAATATGATAAACCGCCTGACCCTCAGGCACGTAAATCCAACCTGCTTTTAGGTTGGGGTGCATGGATACCATGCCCCTCTTTTAATGTATTAGGGGTAACTTTTATTTATCCCACCGTGGATAAATCACCTGAGCTTTGCTTGCGTGTGCCCTTGTTTAGGTTGAGCCATTGTTTGCGACACATCAGATACTTGAACGCATCAGAGAAGTTGGTAGAGTCTTTGGGTAGCTTATGAATTGGTAAGCCTTCACTCTTCTTATCCTTGACAATCATCTTACGATTGTTACGTGTTACTACCTTTGAAGGAGCCTTCTCAAGCGATGACTTGAGACATGGACAGTTGAACTGATCAATACATACAACAGGTAGAGCAGGGTTAGTCTCAGATAGTAGATCAATCATGAAATTGTACTCAGTGTTTGAATGAATGGTAGCCTGACCAATAGACCGAAGGATAACCTTCCATCCAGTACGTTTACCATCCTCATTCTTTTCAATTGCTTTCTTTATTTGAGATGCAAGATCCTGTCCTGACTTGCTGTAGTTGTTACCTGCCCGGTCATAGTACAGGTTAAGAGTCTTCTCTTCGTGTGGCTTGAAGTACTCAATGAACTGATCTGCTAACTGCCTGATTGAATTAGGTGGTAATACATATAGTTCTTTCAGGAGATTGTATTGACGTTTCTTTTTGCCATCCTGTGCAACGATCATACTCATCATGTTACCGAAGTCCATACCGGCATCAATGGCTTTCGTCTTATCCAACTTAGCCAGTATCCTGCAATCTTCTGTATCCCGGATACCGAAGTAATCACTCCAATGTGCATCGGCGCCATCCTGATAGAAGTGTTTTTCAGTTAGCTTTGAATAAAAGCGATTACCGGCCATTAGCTTTGGCTTCAGGGAAAGGATTGCCTGTGCAACATCTTCCAGATTGGTTTCGAACTCTTCAGAGAAGAAATCAACTCCTAAAATATCGGCATTGATGAATGAGCTGGCCACCCAAAAGAAAACAGATTTTTTGCGGACCTTTCTCCACCTGGCTTCCCATCTGTCGAGTTTACGCTTGACAATTGCCAATTCTTTGCGGTCGCCTGAATCCTTCGCGATCACATATTCCTTTTTGATTTCATTGTAAACAAAGCCGGTTTTCAGAACACGAACGATTTGTTTTACGTCCATTCTTTTGCGATGCTTCAGGATCCAGTCATACTCACCAATCAAATTTGGGTTAGGCATGTCGGTGGTGAAGGTCTGCGAGCGGTAAAAAGGAGAATCCCCAAACTTTACCTTAAATCCACGGACGGCTTTGGTTAATTTGGCAATCTTATCTTCCCTGAAGAACTTTACTTCATCACCAATGATGGCAACATAGGATTTTCCGGCTGCTGTTGATGGCCGGTCGAGCGAAATAAAAGTGAGGTTAAAACCATTGAAAAATATAACGGTATGCTTGTAACTGGATATAATATTCACCGGCCGGGATTTCCAGTGTTCGAGTGGTTCTTTTTCAACCACGTAATGGAAGCCCTCTTCCCATCCCAAAAGGCGCAACCCTTCCTGAAGCGTTGGCCACACATTTTTCTGAAGATTGGTAAACGTATCGGCAACCAGGGCAACAGGAGCTCCGGGAAGGTCGTAAACCATTTCCTGAAGCCGTTCGGCCTGAAATGCTGTGGTTTTTGTCGATCCACGGCCACCAATGAAATAAAGAGATCCGGGCATCATTATTCCACTGGTTTGCGCCAACCAGTTCATGTAACGGACTTCAACGTCCGGACGGTCCAGATCAATCTTCGTCGGTTTGGTCATTGAGCATTTCTATAAAGTCAATATCTTCAACCATTGCTTCCTGTTTCCATCGTTTTTTGTCAGCGGCCGATTCATCCAGTTCGTCAATTTCTTTAGCCAGGGCATTGCGGTCGATTGGTGGTAATTTGGCCTGTACCGGGTTCATGGTGTAAATCTTAATTGGCCGGTCGTACAATTCTTTCGGAATTTGAATTGGGTCAGGCTGATCTAATTGGCGGGCTTTGTAGCTATCCCAGAGCAATGCGCGGTAAACTTCCAAATCTTTGATACAGGTAGTTCCCTCCAGTGCGAGCTGTGCGGCCTGTTCAAATTGTTCTGCTTTTAAGTTTCGAGCTGCTTTTTTATCGATGATTTCATCCGAATAAAACAGGTTTATCGATTCTTCAAACATCTGTTTGGCACGATACAGACTGATATCAAATGGTTTTTTACTGAAGAATGCAATCGTTTCGTTGATTCCATACCGGCGGCGCATGGAGTTCATTTTGACAAGAATGTCCAAATAATCAATCTCATCAGGAGTGAGATTTGATTTGCTGCCGGTTTCGATGTATTCGGCAATTTCATGGTACCGGCTGATTTCGAACTTATTCTTTGCCATAGATGATCCTTTCTTTCAATTCCTGAAACCTGATCTGAAACCGTCGTTTATCAAGGCGCTGCGCCTGGGTAGCGTTTCCTTCGTTGGCTGCTTTTTGGGTGGCAATCGTTTCGTTTGCTTCATGCACCAGGATACCACGCTCATAATGGAATCGGATCCGGCTGTCTTCACGGTAAAACTCCTGCAGGAATGTTTCCCGGTCAATACCAAAATACATGGCAATCTTTTCAGGAGTATAGCCAACAGCGGCAATATACTCAAGGGTTTCAACTTCATTAAGCGGAAACCAATAGGGCCATTCACTTAAGTAATCCCGTTCTGAATTCATAAATTCGTTTTGATCTTATAAAAATGTATTGTTCCTCTGCACTGTTTTCCGAAAAGTTTCCCGATCCTTCAATCACATAGTGAGCATCGCCCACCCGGGCGCAAATGACTTTTTGATGTGTCCAGGCATATTCAACCTGAAAATTATCCATTGCTTTAATCATCATATCGAGCTGATCCTTTACTTTCGGCATCCGGTACCTGATACTTTCGGCGATATACAGGCAAACATCACCGATTTCATTGTTCCGGATCCGGCTCGATAAACTATCCAGTATCCTGGTATTGATCGAATAGGTTTTAATCAGCAAATCATCAATCCTTCCGGCGTGTTTGATCAGGTAAACAATGAAAGTAAAGGCATTGAAACTATTGGTCGATTCCAGAAAAAACACTTCATTTTCTTCAGGGAGGCGACCGCAAAGCATTTTGATGGTTGCAATCTTCTGTTCGTGCATTTCATCAAATCGGATCCGGAGCGACTTCGAGTTTGTTTCTTTGGTCGATAGTCCCGATTCTTCGCCTTTTTCAAATGGCTTTGGCTTCAGATCTTGTATGTTGAAAAATTTCGCCATCAAAAAACATTAATTAGGCATATACCCAATTTTCAGCCAACATATCAGATTGCGAAGGAATCCAACCAATAACAAAAGAATCATCAGCTGATTTCATATCGATGTGTGGATTGATAACTGCTACACCATTTCGCTGAATAATTTTATCCAGTGTATTATCCCTTGCTTGAGTAACTTCTGATCCTTTTGTCAGAAACAAATACATTCCTGTCCAATTTGCCCTTGCCACTCTTTTGCCTTGCTTCAAGGCTTCAATTGCTTCTCCAAATTTCATAATATTGATTTTTAGTAATTATTCTACTCCCAATAATCGTTTAACCTCTGCCAGCTCTGCCAGCACTTCTTTTAATCGCTGCTCACGCTCGCCGTTCAAGTGGGGTTTGTCACCTTTCTTTATTTCGCTCTGGATGCGCCAAATCCGGTGCGGCAAAGTGTCGTTATATAATTTGAATAGCTCGATAGGCTTTTTGCACCTGAGTTCATCAAATCGCTTGTATTGCTCAAATATCCGATGCTGTCCTAATACCGCTCCATGTTGCTTATAGTAATCAAGCTCCTCAAAAATCTGCCTGTTTCCCTTGAAGTTCTCTATCAAGGTATGTGCAACCTGGTAACATTCTTCCACACTGGAGCAATCGAACAGTTGTTTGTGGGCTTCAGTATATCGTTCCCAACAACTGATTTTATCGGCGGCTAAGGCTTTAAGCTGTGGGGGACACGTCGGGTTAGATAAATACGGCCATTCACTTCTAAAACTCCGCTTCCGGGGATTTTGTGTTTGCTCATTTCCTGCATTTGATCGTGTATTTTTTTGACCGATACTTCCGGCTCCGGCCGCTGAACTGCCTGAGTTTGATGATTTCTGTTTTCCATGCCATTCATTTACAATTGTTTCAAATCTTTGATAAGTAATATCCAGCATTTCGCAAAAAGCCTTATACAACTCTTCACGGTTTCCCTCCGGATCTTTTTTGAGTTTAGCCAGAAAAACCGGATCCGGGAATAAGGATGCATAAAGCGACACACCTTCTTTTGTAGGTGCGCCGCTTCTTATCCATTCCACAACCCTTACCCGGTCGCTCTTTAGTGTTAGTTTTCGAACCTGCATTTGAATGAGAAAAAGCTATTAAGGATCTCCGACAGTTTATTCGTCCATCCGCTTTCTGAGTTGCTGATCAATTTTTTTCGTAATAACAGGTTTTTAAGCCTTTCCAGATCAGCATTCTGGCGATATACCCCAACTTTCAAATTGTCATGCTCAAGCGGGATTGGTCCTTCGCATTCGTATGGGATAAATCCCGGAAACCAATAATTGAAGTAAAGTGTGGCAACCAGAAGAGGAACTTCAGTCATATTGAATTCATCGATAATTGTCTGAAGCTTTTCTTTTTCGAATACAAATGGAATATGTGTTGAAAAATCCCAGGTTCCTTTGTTGTTTTTGAGTAACAGTTCAGCCGTTCTTTTTTTGTTCTGCTGATAAAGAGTCGATCCAATTGACTTTTCTCCCAACCTTCCGGTACATTTCAGGGTTTCAAAATCAGCCAGCATACACGGCGAAATCAGGTATTGATCATCGTTTGCCCAGATAAATTTTTCTGATACCATGTCAGAATCAATGGCCAGCATCATTTTATTCACCACATCGAGTGGTGGGTTATTACTGATCCGTTCGCATTCGATCACATGAACTAAATCGTTCATCCAGTCTTCGCGATCGCCGATAACCACAATGTTCATTTCTTGCTTGAAGTTTTCGGCCCATCCGCGGAGAGCCAATTGCAATTCGTTTCCCTGTGCTAACGCTTTCACATAAGGAATACAAACGGTTACCCGCTCAGGAGCTGATAATGTTTCCTGTATTTCTCCCGGAATGTCATTTATCGACGCTTTTAATGCCTCAAACTGACTTTCTGTTTCGGCACAAGCAGACTGTAAGGCCTCGTAAGCTGCAAATATTTCGGCCTTCGTGTTTTGTAGTGTAATTTCTGCCATCACAATTAAAATTTAGAGTTTACCGAATTTGCCTGATTTGCAATTGCAATAAAAGGACTAAAAAAAGCCTGCAGGATCTCTGCAGGCTTTCACATATCGGATTTTAATCAGTTTAAATTCCTAAACCACCGCTATCGGTATCGAGAGCAGGTTTTGTTCCCAGGTAAACCATCGTTTTAGGACCGCGCATGATAGATTTCAATTTGATGGTCGATTTTAAACCATCCTTGTCATCTTGCTGTTCAACATCGAACTGAAGCGGCTCTTCAATGGTACCATGAATTTTCACAGCGGTCCAGTTACGACGGCTGGAAATCGCAATCAAATTTTCATTGATGTTGTTTTCCAGAAATTCTTCCAGCGCAATTTCATCACCAGGATGTTCGAATTCAAGATTTGCAAGCCAGCCTTTGGCATCCGGATCACCTTCACCGGTATCAAACCTTTTAATGGTTGATGGGGTGGCATAAATGGAAATAGCTTTTGCGCCTGCTTTCAAAACTAAGTTCGAAAGAGCCACGCTTTTCACGCCATTTTCGTCACGTTGCGGAAAAGTCTCAATGTCCTTGGTGCGAATAATGATGATATTCTCATCCTTACCTCTTGGTCTGGCGGGATTAGCTCCCGTCTTTGGTACGCTTACCGGTACATATAATAAAATCAATTTCATGATATTTAATTATTTAGAGATTAGAGAAGCAACCCCGAGAACTCGGGGCTGCTCTATGGGTTATACACCGGCACCGGCTGAATCAACAACTTCATCGGGGATGTAATAAAATACTGCTCCGGCAATACCAAAACCAATACCGAACCGGAATTCACCGATACAACGGATATGGTAATCCAATTTTCGAAGAGTTAATCTTGTAGCACCAGGCTCGTTGATGTGACGTAAGCCGATAAAGTTTTCCTTTGGAGTAGTGAAAATTGCGCCCGAATCAGTCATGTTATACATAGGAATCAACCGGTTCTTAGTATAATCAATAACATCAGTTCCAAAGTTTGAATTTTCGGTTCCCGAACCTTCACCATACAATTTCTTGTAGGCACGTTTGTACATGCGATAAATGGTAGGGTCAACAAATACCGGCATTTCGCGGCGTTTGTATTTTTTATCAATCGCATCAACGAATTTGTTGATTTCCGATAAGATATTCGAGTCGGTAAAAGACGAAGCCAGTGGAATGAAATTCATTTTTTTCACTGGAAGCGCTTTGTCTTTCTTCAGAATGGTCAAAAAACCATCAATTGATTTCAATGGATCCTGACCCTGATCTCCTTCATCAACTGTACTCCAGTCGAGCTCTTCAAATTCGCCATTAGCACAAATATCATCCAAATCTTCTTCAGCTTTTGGGGCAATCAGTTGATTGATGATATAAAGCGTTATCGGATGCTGATCCAGATCCTTGCTTTCATCGTACATCGTGAAGATCCAGTCTTTTACTTCCGAAGGAGTAATTTTTACGTTGATTTTGAATCGACGTAATGGGATTTCGAGAGGCACAAAACTTGCTTTACCCAGGGGCGTAAATTCTGGCACGAACTGTTGGATTACAGAAGTAATCAAAGCCTGGTTTGCTTTATGCGAATGGATTTCGCGTTTCCAGGTTAGATACTGAGCGGTTTCAAAGCCCTGGAAGATGTCACGGATCATGTCCATCTTCACGTAATCGATCATGGTGCCAAACTCGGTAATTACCGAATCAACATCGATGGTTTCACCTGCAGCAAGGGCGCGGTGATCACCTTCCTGTACCTGCAATGCAATTACATTGTGTGCCAGGCTACGATTTGTTTTCAGTTTCACTTGTTTTTTACCGCTAACGGTTACAATTTCGGCAGCCGGTTCCGGCTCAGTTACATTGGCAAGTTTTTCAACTTGTCCTTTAAGAGAGGCATTCTCTGCTTTCATTGTTTCGAGCGATTTCTTTTGCTCTGCAACAGTTCCTTCGAGATTTTTCAGAGATTGTGCAAGGCGGTCGCGAAGTGGATCATCGCCAGTGGCTTCATACTTCGCCAGATCAGCCTGAAATTTAGCAACAAACTCTTCACCGTAATCTTCGGTTAGCTGGGCTTTTTGTTCATCAGTTAAAAAAGATTTGCCGTCTTTTTTAGCAAAAGCTTCGATTCCTAATAAGCCTAAAACAAAGTTTGATGCCGTTTCAAACAAAACTTTTGTTTTTCCTGACATTTTTTAAAATTTAAGATTTAATATAATTGTCCACAAAGGCTGATTTAGCGAGGTCGCGAGCCAACCTGACAGCCAGGTCAAACGTTCCAACTTCGTCAATCAAACCCACCTCTTTGGCGTTAAGTGAATTATCTTTATCATTTTTGGCGAAGAACATTCGCCCATTGAGTAATCCTGGAGTTTCAAGCTTCAGTTTCGAACCGCGGTTAGCTTTAATGGCATTCTGGAAAGAAATGGCTAACGGCGAAAGCTCTTCCTCCTGAATTTCTTCGTATTTACCTTCCAGAGCCAATTGAAATGGCTTGTTTTTGTAGTCAGATTCCGGAGCATAGATAGAATGAAAAACATATCCTTCTTTTTCGTAGTAAGGAATAATATCCCAGAAGCTCATCATTACACCAATAGAACCGAATTCTGCCGAGATATCGTTATTGGCTACAATGCGGGTACATGCCGAAGCTGCCCACATAGCGGCGCTGGCACATAAATCGGCACTAGCAACTACAGGTTTTTTAGCTTCGTTCCTGATTTTAATAATAGACTGAACGATTGGGGCCACTGCATCAACAGCGCCACCACCCGAGTCGATGTCGATAATTACGGATGAAATATTGCGGTGAGAACCGGCTTCCAGAATTTGGCCGGCAATTTCTTCGGTTCCATACGTGCACATAGTGCCGTATTTCAGCATGGTGCCTTTCAATGGAATAACCGCGGTTGATCCCTGAGGAACTTTATCGAACGATTCCGATCCGGCAAACAGATTGCCTGCGGCTGATATTACAGCAACAGGAAGAGCGGCACGGCCGCGGGTTTTATCCAGATCTTCGGTCTGATCAGATCCAGCCCAGTCACGATTCATTAATTGTTGAATGGTTGCTCCCTGAGACATGGCCTGCCCTGGGTGCATGGCCCACAAACCGCGGTAAATTTGCGAGGTAAGCAGGAACTGCCATTGCTGTCGTAATACTGTATCTCTCATAGATACAATATTACCTCGACCGCTATGGCATTTAAAGGACTATTGCAGCCAGTAGTTTGGAGTGTTTGATTTCCAGTCTGACCTCAATTTGCGGCTGGTAGTATTGTTCGACAAAGTATCGATAAACATGCGGGGAGCTCCTTCCATCGTACCTATTAGTTTTTTCTTACCACTTTTATAGGTAATCCTGATCAGCGCTTTACGGCCCGAAATGCTTGCAATATCTTCAGGAGTGCTTTCTTCGTGACCAGGGCACACCGCCGAAAGTTTATTATTATAAATTGTTCCTGCGGCTGTTGCTTCTGGTGAGTCCTGAAAATCGATGGTTCCGATTGTCGTAGCAATAGCATTCCAGGCTTTTCCGGCTTTAAAAATTATGGCACGGGTATTTGCATCAATATTACTTATCGATTCAACATCTGTCTGAAACACGTAATCGATAGAAATAGGGCGGTCGGTTGATAATAGTTTTGTTTCCATGGCCGAAAATTTTATAGTAAAAACACTGGTAATTTACAGTAAGTGTATAATAATTTTATAACTATCTAAGTATCAGATAATAAGAGTTCTGCAAATCTTATTTCCTCCGTTTTTCTATGATTTCTATAATCAATTTTTTTAATCGCGTCGAAATTCGCTACGTTATTACGTACGTTCAGGCCACGCAAAATTGCCTCTATAATATCTTTTCGGTCCCAACGTTTTTCGTATCCAATTTCATACCTACGTTCCACCCACTTTCTAAAATCGTATTTAATTCCATTTTCAATTTTCTGGAGGCCCCAGTTGTCTATGAAAAGAAATCCAGAAAGCACCCCATTTTGATTTTGTGGGTTAGTTGGTAAAATAATAGTAACCGGATTGATAATTAAAGGCCCCTTTCTGGCGAAGTGGCTGGATTGAACATGCGCATGAATTAACAGCCCGATGTCGGATTTTAAATTTATGGCAATTTCTTTCTGATCAGGGGGCGTATTTAATTTAAAACGGCAGTAAGCTTCCAGAATTGGCTCAAGCGAGATGGTTACCTGTGGCCTGGGTCTAAATTTTGTTTTTTTGAGCATGTGAAAATACCGTATTAAAAGGTTTAACTTAAATACGGTAGCAGAAGTATGAGCTAAAGTACTGCTTTATTTTGTTTTACATGCAATTTTAGAACCTAATTTTATCACAAAGTAATTAGCTCCAGGCGTGGCTCCCCATTCTTGTTTTCCTGTACCGATAGTTAGTCCTTTATATTCAAGCTTCATATTCCGAAGCCGTTCTGAAAAATATCTGCCGTTAAAGAAGTGAACCTCGTCATATTCAATTGCCTTATATGACCCCCCATTAAGCTTAATTGGATTTTTATCGGGATCTGTGCTAAAATCAGTCAATAACCGGCTAATCCAGTACTGGGTTATTTCACGGTATTCTTCCGGCTTTTCGCCGGAGTCTATCATATCAAACCATTTATTCTTAAGTGTTGCCTTCAATGTTTTTCTTTCCATTTTGCAAATTTTATTAAAATTCGTGTTTTTTCATATTTTTTTTCTAAACCACTTACAACCTACAACCATTTTATAATTTACTTTTATTCAATTAGTTACAGTGTAAAACACGGTTGTAACACCCCTTCAGGTTGTAAGCGGTTGTAACTTGGTTGTAACCTTATTTTTTTATCAAGGTTACAACCTGTAAATATTTGATTTTCATTTTGTTTAACGTCATTTTTTTAACAGGTTGTAAGGTTGTAACCGACATTTATTTTTTTATATTCTAATAGAGTTTTTTAATAGTAGAATAAGAATTCTACTATAGTATTGATTAAAAGGTATATACGCAAAAATCAGAAAAGTGGGATCACGTGGTATCCGTACCTGGTACCGCCCGGAAGTTTCTTTCCAAAACGGGAATAACCCAGCTGCCGGAGTGCGATGCCGATGTTGACATCGGAAACCGTATTCATTGATGAATTGATCTTGCGGGCCGCGCGAAGATCCCTGAGAATATCC